AACCATTTCACGGTCGATTTCAGCCTGAATTTCATATGACATTGCATTTGTTAATTCAGAGTCGATATCTAAACCGTTCATGTTCTTAAGATCTTGCTCAAGCTCAACAGACCAACGAGCGGCGAGACGGCGTGTGCCAGCCTCTACTGCGGTCTTACTGAACTCAACCACGACCTGTGGGATGTTTCCGGTTAATTCGAACTGGCTAAGAAGTGCTGCGACACCTTGGTCTTCACCAAGAATGCCGAAATCACCACTAGCACCACCCGAAAGATATTGGGATGATGTACCAGTAAATCTTGTATCCAAGTACTGGTATCCCAATTCTTTATTTTGTGATACTGTACGGTCATAGTTACCTGTTGTGGTCTGGCCTGAGCCAGAATTCACATCAAGGCCATTTGAACCAAGACTTTGTGCCTCATAACGATAACGGAGAGCGAAAGCTAAACCTACTGGACCTGACATTGGCTGAACACCTACGATCTCATTTGTGATAAGTTCAGGAAATGTACGGCGTACCATTGGGATAAGAATCTTAGGTAAGCGAGCATCATTAGCTGCATATCTGTCACCAGAGAATGTGCCAGCTACGTTAGTAGCTGCTGAACCGAATACTGAATTACCACCAAGTCCGTTACCGGATTGGTTGTAACCAGATGTTTCGTTCAAACACCATGCCTCTTGGTTTTCCATGAGAATAGCAGTAGCTAAACGTGAGTGTTCGTTTTCGATTGCTGCCACCTTATCAGATGAGTAATCGAGAACTGGTGCCCACTTTTCAACTAACTGCTGCGCACGAGAACGGTCAATGTATCCTGTTGCGGGATTAACATTTTTCATAATTTTTTTTGTCCTCCTATTTGGAATGAATACGAAATTAAAAAGAAATTACTTTCTCTTTAATTCGCTCAGATATCCGCTGACAACATTTAAGTCATCAGAAGCGTCAACCGATTCGGTTACAACTTCCCTTGCTGGTACTTTGACATTAAAGGACTGAGCCTTTGTCTTAGCTTCACTAGCAAGGTTCGATGTAGCATCCTCTTCGGTGCGCTCGAACATCTCAACAACGTAGTTAAAGTTCTCTTGAATGTAGGAACTGTCCTTGTCGTTCAATAATTTGAAAATAAAATCTTTCTTTGAATAAGGCATACCAGATGTCTTCTCCTCTAAAAGCGTTTTAGCTTCAATAAATTTGATTTTTCCCAATAAAGTTTCATTTTCTTTATAGGATTCATTAAGCTTTTCATTGAGTTCATCAATTTTTTCTTTGCCTTCTGAAATTGTACCCTTGATTGAATCATTAATGTGGTCAGGGTCGATACCAATTAATCCACGGATTTTATCAAGTTGCTTACGAGCATATATATTACCAACAGCTTCGCTTAATTGATCTTGTGGTATGTGTTTTTCAAGTGTGATATCAAGGAAGTTTGAAACTTCATCAATTAATTTCTTTGAAAAATCTTCTGCCTTCTCATTAAGTGCATTACGGAAATAATTTGTAATGTTTTCTAACTTTGAAGTGTGATCGATATTGATAGCCTCAACAACTTTTTCTAATTTTGATGTGTGGTCTGTATCAATAGCCTCTAAAAGTTTTTGAAGTTTGTTAGCGTGATCTTCATCAATTTTTGAAATTGCATTTTCAACTTGAAGTTTAACTCTAGCATCAACCTTTTCGGTTACTGCTGTTTCAAAAGCTTCTGCAATCGCTGTTGCTGTTTCTTCGGAAACGACATTCTTGTCAAGTTTTTCTAAGAGGGCTTTAATATTCATATTTTGTATATAATAACTTATCCTTATTTGTTACCACTTTGGGAATTATTTTTAAGGGAGATTTTTTTTCTAGGATATTTTCTTGAACTTTCACGCTTGGACTTTTCTTTATCTCTAGCATTCATCCAACCTTCGGTTTTATCAACAGTACGATCTGCTGGTTTAATTGCACCTTCTTCTAATTGTTCCTCATTGCAATCAGGACATTTGCAATTTGATTTTCCTGTGCATTTTACTAATTGCTTTCTTGTTGTTTTATGTTTTGGCTTTTTACTACCATCAAACTTATCTAATTTTTCTTTTCTTGATTTACCTTCAAGAAGATTCATTGTTTTTTTAATACGAATTTTTGTTTTGTTTTCTACAATATTTTTTAATTGTTGATTTGCTTGAGAATAATTTTTCTCAACTAAGCTTGTTAAAAATTTTGAAATGAGTGAACGAATTTCCATATTAATACTTATTCTCTGATATATACAATTACAAGGATTTTAATGAATTAATGAATTGAATAATACATTCTTTCAAATATTGATCTTTGTTATTTCTAGGCATTGATGATAATTGATTCTCGATATTTTCATAGAATGGTTCAAATTTTCCATCATCAGCAAGAACCCATTGTTTGGATTCAAGGATACCGTTTACAAATGCAGATGGTACTGATGGGTCAGCAACAACATCGATTGCAACAAGACGAAAATCTTTGACTTTATTATAACCTTTTTCTTCTTCAAGTCTTCCAAGTGCACGAGAAGAAACGCCAAGCTTAACGCCATCAAGCATAAGTGAACGAACAACTTGACCCATTGGTGTAGAAAGAACTTTTGATTTACCAATAAACATATCACCATCTTGTCTAAGTTCTGTTACCATATGACAAGCTCTTTCCAAATTAACTTCGGGTGTGGTTGGGTGATTTAATTCACCAGTAGCACGGTTATTTGTAATCATTTCTGATGTATAACGATTTACTTCAGAGATCATTTGATCTAATGGATAAACTCTATTATTTCTATTTGGCTTATTAGCCATTAAAAATGGTCCATTAAAAAACATATCAGATGGTGCATTTCTATTTTTTTCTGAAATTAAATATTTTAATTCATAAGATGGTGTTTCAACCAAAAGGTTATATGTATTCGTCATATTATATTATTACTTACACACTACTTATTCAATTTAAATGTTTTTCATTCATAATTATGAATGTATATCCTTTAGTTTGGCACCACTTTCTAGCAGCATTCCATTTTGCTTGATTTATAGCCCATTGATATTTTTCATAAATTAAAGTTTTTTGTTTCTTTTTATTAGATTCAACTGGAGGCTTTGTTTGTTTTTCTGGTTTAATTTCTATTAATAATTTTTTAATTGTTCCATCTTTTGATTGTAGTTTTGCAACAAGATCGACAAAATATCTATGTATATTTCCATCTGCTGGTGATACATAAGGAACTACAACTGACTCTGAACTCCAACTCAATACATTTGGATTATTATCCAAATACCTAAAGGCTTTTAGTTCCATCATAGAACGATATACAGGAACTGATCCTATATACTTTTTAGGATTTTTGGGTTTATATATACCCTGTGTATAGTTCCTATTTTTCTTACCTAAATTTTTATTCATGTTTGATATATAAGACGTTAAACCATTTAGTGTCTCATATATAAGATGTTAAATTATCCAACAAAGAAATTTGTTGGTGAACGATCAATGAGATCAGTTGTAATTTCTTTTTCAAGTTCATCTTTTTCCTTTTCACCTTGTCTTAATACATCCGCACCATTAACAGTTTGACCACCAAATAAACTAGTACCTTGAAATTTTGTTCTTGTATGACCAACTGCAATTTTTGTTAAAGCTAACACATAACGGTATACCCAAAGTTGATTTATAAGAAACTTTAATGGTTTTTGCATTCTGCAACCAACTAAACCATAATATATACTTGTTTGAGTTGGTTCTGGAATGATTCTTAATATTTGTGTATCGGGATCAAATCTCATATATGGCATAAGACCTAATATTTTTTCTCTTGTATCCAACCATGTCTTCAGTGCTTGAAATGTAATTAAATCAAATCCCATATTACCAAGCAAGTGACCAAAGTATGCTTGTTGTGCAACCGTGTTTTCAATAGTGAATAGTGTATTAACACCACTATTATTACCTTGATCAAATGAAAACACATCTATTACTCTGCGAAAATCACCCAAGTCTTCATCATAACCCGCACTAACGCCAGATAATGCGGTTGAGTGTGAATCGGGATTATATGGATTATATAACTCTGGTGTTAGATTCATCATTCTACCAACAGGGAGTCCAACTTTTTTGATATAAAGATCTGATCTAAATATCAAATATTCTTCAGTATCACCTGCAAATTTTGTAAAGTATTCAATTGCTATATCAATGAATTCATATATCTGCTCACTGCTAACTTCAATTTGAATTAAAGGTTCACCTAATGTTCTACGAACTCTTTGCGCAAGGCCATCATAAGACTTAATCTTTGAATTAAAAGTAGTTGAACCATGAAATTGATTTGGTAATAAGGAATCCATTTTATATACTTATATTAAATATCCAGTAACTATTATTGTTCCTAAAAGAGTATTATAACTTGTTCCACTATTAGATGTT